GATGGTGATCCTCCACCGCCAAACATATTACTGAACGTACCTTCAGGTGCATTAGCTGCAAAGCTACTGACAGCACCGAGAGCGGCACTGGCGATAGACAAGCCTCTGTTGAACTTAGGCAGTTGCATTTGTGCATACGGGCCAAACTCAGGTTTAGGCAGGTTGTTTTGCAGTGTTGGCGGGATTGCAATCTGACTGTAAGCTTGGAACTCAGCATCTCTTAGTTGACGCCTGACGTTTTTGTCTGCAGCTCTAGTTGACACACGTGCGCTGACAAGGCTTTCAGACAGCTCAGAAGATGCCATCCCAAACTTTGCCAACGTGCTCTTCTGCTGTGCTAGTTCAAACGACCTACCACGGTTGCCCTCGTTAGATGCGTTCCAGCTACCAATAGACGCTGCAAGAGCTGTTTCGTCTTTTTGCCTACCAAACTTTGCTTGTACGTAGATCTCTTCCAGCTTACGTTCGTTAGCTTGATAAGCTAAATCAGCAGCTTCTGATCTGTAAAATTTACTTTGATCGTATATGTCTAGTTTCTTACCAAAGATCTCTTTAGTCCGCTCGTTAGCGGCAGAGATCATAAGGTTCTGAAACGTGTTTTGAAATTTAGCTTGTGCCCTCTGGTTTCCTTCTGCTCTAACCTGTGCGACGTACTGTTGACCAGCTTGTGTGATCGCCGCAGCACGCTTGGCAGAACCACCTAAAAGGTTTGAGGCGAACCCGGCACCTGCCGAGATGGCGGCCATCCATGCCATAGTTTTACAATCTCCACATGATAGTTGTTAGACGGCTCAACAGCTACCACGTTGATAACTTTGAACCCTAGATGTTTGATAAATTTTATTAGATTTGTATTTTGTATATCAATGCAGTTGAATAGGATAGGACGTTCCAGTTTGTTGATAAACCGTTTAGCTGCCCTAATAAATGCAATGGGATACTTTTGTACTTCGTTAGTCATGTGCAACCAAATACATCCAGTATCGCTGATACCAAACATACAAATAGGTTTGCCGTCTTCTGTTGTAGCTAGGTATGAATCGTCATTTATGACGTCGTACGCCATGGTAAGTACAGGCTGGTAGCCTGCACGGTTGAGATCTGCAATGCCAGCTTCCAACAAATCACCTGCAACTGCAGGAATATCAGACAGGGTGGCTTGTCTAATATCAATCTTCATAGTTAAGATCGTGCGTAGAATCGATTACCAACCCTGCCTTCCCAGTTCATTGCCAACAAACTGACAGGAAATGGTGTATCACCAATAATGTTGATTTGAAGGTTTTTGTTGCGTTGGTAGAGTGGGACATCGTGAATAGCGTCAGAACTAAGGTTGACGTTATCTAAGTTATATGTATAGGGCTGTGCAACGTCAATAGTTTTGTCAAAGGTGTCAATACCATCGATGTCTATACGGTACTTAATAGGGCCGCTAAGGCCTGTGCTGACCTTAATACGGTGGATGATAAGGTCATTGGTAAAATCGGACGATGCAGAGCCTTGTGTGGTTTCTTGGCGGTAGAATTTAGGCAACTCTACATCCATAGTATAGATGTACCCTACAACAATATCGTCTCCTCTTATATCTCCATCGATAGTAAATGTAGAACCGCTGACCTCAGGGTAGTAGACCGCACCATCGTTTGTGTCGATAGCAGCAAGCGTTGAACCAGTTAGGTGAGTATACGGGAGTGTTATAGTTGTTTCGTCTTCAGTGTCGTCATAGCTAGCTTCTGGATTTACAACCCAATGGTCTAAACAAACATCAGTTTTTTCACCTGTAGGAAGTGTCAAAAATCCGCTTTCATTAGCTTGTGTTAGGTCAAATGAATTGACAAACACTTGATCACCTGATGTGATCACAGCGTAAAACGTGCTTTGATCAAAAAATTGATGCAGCAAATTACCTGTTAATGTCCATGTATACCAACTAGAAACACGTTTGTCTTCTTGCGTTAAGAATCTGTACTGATATAATTTGTCAGCTCCAGAAGTGCCTATAGAAATTATTGACTGTGTTGACGATGTAGTCATACTATCTGCCGATGATGGAATAAATTCCGGCACAATAGCTGTATTCTCGCCCATAGTAGGTGCACGTTCATTGCTAATATCACCTAACTCATAAACACGTGTAAACAGTGGTGTCTTAGCAACAAAAGCCATGGTCGTACCAAGTGACTCGGCTTCTACCTCAGCATCGCATTCAAACGAACTAAGTGTATTGACCTTTGCAGTCGTAGGACTAAGGACGTCACCATCAGTGCTTAGCAAAAACTGATCTCGTTCACCAAACAGAACAAGACCTGCGCTGGTACTGCGTGCGTACTTAAGAATAGCAGGGCGTGTGGAACTAGCGGAAATGTCAATCGGATCATCAGCAACAGCTTGGACAGCAGACGTAGCAAAGAAGTTAAAGAAATCACCAGCCTTGCTCAACACCACAGAGTCACCGGCAAGAAAGCCTAGACGGTTGCGGTAGAAGAAAAGGTTAGAAATTTTTTTGCCAACAAATGAAGGCAAGGGATTTGTTTCATCATCGCCAACAGTCCTGTCATTGTACGTTACAGGTTCATACCTAAACGACCCATCGCTATCCCTTACTATCTGATGTGGAAGTGTCGATGAATCTAGCTCAAATTCAATTTCAGGTGCAGTAGTTTCTTCCCAAGAACCTGGACCAAAATCTGCGTCATTAGAAGTTACAAATTTGACGTACATGTCATCGACAGTCAGGTCAGTGCTGTTGATTACAGCAACTACATAACCGTTTTTAGCCTGTGCAGGCAGGCGGGAAGCGTTAATAATCTTGTCCTGAAAAACAGTAATTGCATCTTCCTGACTACCACCAGATGCTTCAATAGTAAATGAATTGTCGCCACTTACATAAATACCAGGACCAACAACGGTTGCACTAAATCCAGACAAACCATCAATAGCATCGCGTATTGCTGTTGCAATTGAATTGCTATCGTTATTTTCTGTATCGCTATCTTCTACTAATGTAGGAGTTGAATGAGTAATTGTATTGCTGCCAATCTTGACTATGTAGTCCGCGTTGTAGGCAACGACGTTAATTGAAATAAAAGCTTCGTTGGGCAATGCATCAGTGGTGTCACTTGACATTGCAACTGTCTTTGCCTTGTTTAAAACAAAAGTGAAATCGTTGATTGTCAAAAATTCTAAGTCATCATCCGTAGCACCTTCGAGATACTCAGTTGTTGGGATTTCACTAATAGTGCAAGCAGTAACTTCAGCTTGATAGTTCGTTAAAGCAGTTGCTTCTGCGGTAACAGCATCATCATATTCATCTCTTGCAGTATCTAAATTTGTTTCAGCAGTAGTAAGATCTCCAGCGGTATGTGTAGCATCTACAGTTTCTTCTAATTCAAAAATGCGGAACCCTTCTGCAGCTAACAAAGGTTGTTCGTTTGTACGCTCTTTACCTTTAGCATATTCGTCGCCAGTAACTACAGAACCATCTTTTAAAAATGTTTCGTTGCCGGACGAATCTTGCAAAACACCCGTCGTCAAGGCGTCGTTAATTTTTCCGACAGGATATGCAGTTGTAGTTACAAACAAACTGGTAACAGTATCTGTTTGACCTGCTAAGGCAGTTGCGTATTCTTTTTGCCTTGTCTTAAGAGTTTCTAGTTTTTCAGCAGTATCGTCTCTCGCATCGTTGTAAGCTACTACATCTGTTTGAAAGTCATCATAATCACAACCAGATGGAACACCATTACTTCCTGGAGTGCCCATCTCCACTTTTCTAACAGAACCGTCACTAAGGCTCCAAATTCTAAACATGTTGTCAGCATATTGTCCAACATATTTTTCGTCAGAATCTCGGATAATAGAAAACCATCTGCCTCCAGTGTTTGCATCGACTAGACTACTTACGTATTTACCTCCAGGACGTTTGAGCAATCCAAGAGCATAGTCAGGAAATACATTGTCAGCAGATACAACTTGTCCTGGAAACTTGCGTAGATCAGGTTGTTGTGAAACACCCAACAGTAAGTTGGGAATACGTTGGGTGATTGTTCTCATCGCATCAGTGCACTAAAAGGTTGATAACTGGTGTAAAAATCTTGTCCGTTTTTAAATCCGAACATGCTGTAGTCACCTTGATTGCATTCGTACTCAATGGCACCTGCACGGGTGTAACCTTCCTGTTCAGTTAAGAGTTGGTAAATTTCTCTGTCCCCGACCATCTTGGTGGCACACATCTTTGCAGACCTTGCAATAATATATTGTTGAATAGCAGATGGTACGTCTGTAAAATCAAAAAGCCAAGTAATGTTTACCTTGATTGCTTTTGTAAATTTAAAGGTGTGATGCATACGGTCGTACAATTTTCCGTTACGACGTACAGTGTCCAGGTTTACGTTTGCTACATTTACTTCAGTATCTATAGCCAACGCGTTAGTTGGATATAAAATTTCTTTTGTTACTGAATCAGGAGTCAGCTTGTAATCGCGTTCAGTGTTAAAAATCCAACCTTCAGACTGCACTTGTTTGTTTACTTCACGAAGAGTATTTAAGACAATTGCAACTTCAGGGTTTTGCAAATCCAAAGTGGTGACAGGAGCCTGTCCCACCGAGCTAAGTATTTGGTTTACAGCATCCAGTTCGGTGGACACAGCATAAGTAGGAAAAGGCATATCTGTCCAATGGATAAAAAAAAAGAGCCCCCGAAGAGGCTCTGTATAAAAATCAGAAAGCAGCGTTTCCGGTAGAACCAGTATCTGCACCAGCAACCAGCTCAACGCAGGCAGCAGGGTTGAGGTAGTCTGCGCCCATGGCGAGACGACCGAGAATCACATCACCCTGATAGACGACAGAAACGTCGCCAGAGGTAACCTGGACTTGAGGACCGATGGCTTCGACGCAGCCAGCACCTTCACGTTGGAAGATAAGGCCACAGGAGTTAGCAAACTCACCGTCAGTACCATACTCGTTGTTGATACCAGTTTGATCGGCATCAGCGTTTTCCATGTCTTCGCCAACGAAGGAACCAGTGTTACCAGGATCGGTAATACCAGGGTTCGTAGCAGAACCAGTACCATAGAGGGTACCGTAGCTTCCGAAGAACGGAATGTTCATGGACTTGTAGATCTTGATACCAGCAATCTCCACAATGCCCTGACCAGACTGCAGGGCTCCGCCTTGCTCGTCACGGTTGATCAGTCCGTTGTTGCCAACTTCCTGAATCAGTGCATAGTATTGACGGGGGTTCAAGACCCCGACTCTGCCCTCGGTGCTGACACCCTTCTCATCCATCGCAGCAGCGGCGTCGAAGAAGGCGGTAGTCAGGCTTTGAGCATTGTAAGCATCAGATGCTTGGTCGTTAGTACCAACACGGATCTGGGTGCCACCCGGCTCAACAAAGTTAGTTTTGGTGACAGGGGAAGCAGCACGTGCACCGCGAGCGATAGCACGGAAGATCAGACGGTCATACTTTTGAGCAAGTGCGTAGCCGATCTTCTTAGAGATCTCGCCGCGCAGTTCGTAGTGAGCCAGAGTTTCATCAAGATCATACACGAAAGCAGAGCTGATGAGCAGATCGTCAACCGTGATGGTCTTTTCAGCCACGGGCGGTGCACCGTCGCTGTTGCCCAAAATGGCATTTCCCGGCGTATGGAATTCCGCCGTGGTGCGACCAGTATAAATGAACTGCATCGACTTGCCATTCTTGAGCGTGCGCTTCATGACCAGGTCACGAGCGATTGCATTGTATTGGAACCCTTTGAACATCTCGCCGCTAAACAGCTTGAGGTAAAGGGCGCGGGCGTCATCCCCGCCATTATCTGCACCAGGCCGTGTAAGGCTCGTGGTCAGATCAGTTGATTGATGTGCCATTAGTTAGGTACGAAGAAAGTGTATAAGCATTCTCCAAACGTTTGGATTGGCAGTGTGCCAAAAATTTTTGTGGTCTATCCCACCGTCTAGACGGCTAATGGGTATCCGCGTACGGGCCAAAAGCCAAAGCAGGGCAGGTCCTACTCCGAGGTGCCTACCCCACAGGCGTGGCTGCTTTCCGGTCAGCCACTCCTTAAACCGTCCTTCGGGCTTTACAGTTGTGGAAAGCTCGCTAGATTTACTCCGAGAGTGCGGAGGGAGGATTCAGGTTTTCCTGGTCCTCTTTTTTTTCTTCAGTTTTTTTAACAGGCTCTGACTCAGGACTAAACTTAGTCACAAAAGCCCTAGCTTTATTTGTTTGATGTGACATTACGCTTGACAACGTAAGCAACGCCCCGATAGGTCAGGACGACTTCTTTTTTTTGTGCAGTTTGAGACATGATGAACTCCATATACCTTACCCCCCGTTCCATGAGTAAGATGCCTGCGTCCCAAAAGGGATGAACGTACGGCTTTAGTCTAGGAGTTTTTCATGAATTGGCCCCATAGTGTCACCATCCCAGTCGCGTTCAACACTTGTGGGTGGGATGCCATTGAGCCACTTTTGTACTGACAGAAAGCAACCACCGTTAGGTCCTACGACACCGCCGTGCCAGTCATTGCGGTGAACGTAAACTGCTCTGCCAGTCTTCATTGTTTCTGGTGTACCAATCACTGACCCAGAATGTCTAAAGGTGATGCCATGGATAGGTACCTCAAAACTATCTACGTTTGGATGGATGTGATCTGGCACAGGTGCATTGGGTTGTCCAATAAATAGTTGGGTCTGAAACTGTTTATATCTGTGGATAGTGTATCCAACAAACCCGTCCATGAAAGTAAGATTATCAGAAGGTGGAAACAGAACGGGTTTTGTCTCAAAGAAAACTTTCATGTAGAATTCTAAATCAGTTTCTGGTTCAAAATCCCAAACGTCGATAAATTCCATGGAGGTGACAGTTACTTTTTCTTTGCGGTCTTGGCAGAACGAATGAAGTTGGCTTTAGTAGGAGCACCCTTGCTGCCAGGCTTCCTCATTTTTTCGCCGCTACCAGCAGCAATTCTTTTTCTTTTAGCATGAATGTTGGCATACAAGCCACGTTTTGCAGGCATGATTAACACTTCCATTTGCGTAGTGCAAGAGCCTTCCGTGTAGGACGACCCTTGCTGTCTTTCATTGGTCCTTTCACTCCAGACATACGGGCACAGAAAGAACGCTTGCGTGGTCCACCGCCAGGTTGAGGTGCCTTTAGGTTAGACCCTGTAGCTCTGTTGTATTTACGCCGACCCTTTGCGGTAAGACCGCCAGTCCGCGATTTGTGTTCGCCAATCTTAAGACTGACAGAACGGGTACTACTTTTTGTAGCCTTTGCCACCTTTCTTGCCTCCGCAAGAGCCTTTACCTTTGTGTGCCATTAGGACATCCTCCGGCCACGCAGGATTTTCAAATCAGAAGCATCGATCCTTTTCGGATCGCCACCGAGTTTTGCCATCTTTTTCTGTTTAGGTGACAGCTTTTTCATTTTCTTTTTCTTAGCAGGAGGTCGTCCTACTTTTGATCCGTATGTTCCAGGTCCGTAAGGCATGTTAGAAATCTAGGTCAGATTGTTCTAGTCTTTGCATGACCTCTGCACGGTATGCAGGGTCACGATCGTACCGTGGGTCTTGCATGGCACGGACAACCTCAGCCTGACTACGGAACCCATTAGCGGGTGCCGCAGCCTTGCCTTGTAGAAGTTGCCCCTCCATACCCTCGGCTTCTGTATATCGATAGTACAAGGCTTGTAGTGCAAGGTTGATTGCACCTACGTTGCCTGATTCAACTACACCATCAAACGCTTCGATCTCAGCTTGATCAAAGTTCTCTGCTGCCCAGGACACAAGAGCATTGTAGTTGTCAGCACCCCCAACACTTTGCTGGATCGATGTGACATCAGACTCACTAAGCTCTGCGCCCTGTGGTTCTGAACCCATGCGTTCTTGCATTGCAAAGTATGCATCAAGAAGTTCTGCAGAGGACATCTCTTTGAGAGACTCTAGTGTCTCTTCAGACAGACTACCGTTTTCATCGTACTCGTCGTTGACGGCTTGGAAGAATTCGAGAGCCTCTTCTGAATAGTCACCGCTTTCCTCTTGTGTTTCTTCCTCTGCTTCTCCTTCCTGTGCTTCCTCTTGGTTGTCAGAACCAAGTTTGCTTTGCAGCTCAAGGTATGCCTTCTCTAGCTCCTGAGCATCTTTGTATTTACCAGCAAGCAATTCATTTTGATCACGTTCCATCTGTTCGCCTATGGCAAGGCTCTCAGCATCACGTGCTTCTGCTGTTTCTACTGCTTGAGGATCGTCACTGGGATCGTAGGTTAGAATTTCGGCCATTACTGTTGCTGGGGTGGTTGGTCAATAGGTGGTACAATTTCTTGACCCATCGCATTGTTAATAACTTCAGGTGCGTTGGGGTTCTTGGTCGGATCAAGGATAGGAGACTTAAGCATCTGACCCATTTGTTGTGTCATCAATTGGTCTTGTTGTGCCTCTTGTGCTTGGTCAGCTTCTTCCTCTTGCTGATCCATACCCTTAACAAGTCCGAGCACATCAATACCCTGTGCGGCAGCCAAACGTTTGATGGCTTCGTCTGGGTTGATGTACGTCATCATTGCCTCAGGTCCGATGGTTTGTGCAATCGTTGTGATGAATGTAGTCAATGCTTCTCGATCTTGGCCGCGGCCTAGTGCATTGATACCAGCAACGATGGTTGGATTGACAAGGTCTTTAGGGATCTTAGGAACTTCACCAGTGCGTTGCAATACCATGAGCTTACGATTCAGGTAAGGCACAAGGAACTCAACAGTTAGAAGGGAGAATAGTCCGCCCAATCCTTGTTCTAATTCGAGTTGTGTGAGGCGAACCTCTTCGGCAGTTGTGCGTTCTGACTGTCGAATGTTGAGTTGCATAAAGCCCTCAGCAACACGACGTTCCAAAACACTTGCCATGTTGGAAGCTGTAGCGAAGTCAGCAGTCTTACCAACTTGGATGACAGAGACATCATCAGGTCTTCCCTGTACAATAGCTCCGTTACCTGCGGCAGCAATGGTCTGCGGCTTGGTTGTAGAGGACGGACTGACGAGGAATACAACCTTCGCAGCAGCCGCGCTACCTTCTACAAGTGCCTGAGATAGTGCTTCAAGAGATCGAAGATCACCAAGGAATTCTTCTACCCTACCCCTACCATAATTCTCACCATCAACCGCTGCAAATCTCAATACGAGCCAAGGATTTGCAGACAGAGGTGCCTTACCTTGGCTGCCAGGAATGACAATATCAAACACCTCTTGGTGCCAAACCATCCTGTTGTTTTCCCGACGGCAGTGCGTAAAGATCTCTACGTCTTCACCATTGACAGTAGATGTGTTATCGTTTACATTATTAAGTTTTGAACCAAGCTGTTGCTTTACAACATTAGGCAAAAGCTTTTTGTTAATCAGTTCTTTGGTAACAATTTCAATAACGTTGCCGTTTCCATCTCGATCTACAACGTATCTGTTCAGTGGGTAATGCTTAATGTTATCCTTATCCATAAACAGAAGTGCGTTGCCACCCACAACCAAATGCTTGATAGCTTGGTGAATGGTTACGCGATCAGTAGACGCAGCGATGGATTGCATCACCATGCGTTCAATCTTTGCAAAGCTAAGATCGAGTTCTGATTTGATGTCTGCTGGAAGTTCAGTGCCTAGTTTTTCATCACGAACTTGTAACTTAAAAAATGTAGTTTGTGGCGGAAGAAGAGCCAACATAAGTTTTGAACTCAACGTCGTCACCGCTTTGGATCCGACCGATTGCCACGGCTGAATAAGTTTTTCGTGTGTAGTTAGGCCTTGATCTTCACGAATGAGATAAGGAAGGGTAAGTTTTGAACACCGAACTGCAACGTTTAGAAACTCGGAACGGTTACTAGATAATGCATCGTACCTTTTTCTTGCAGTCATTTAATTAGCTGATATTAGGGCCACGTCCTGCACCACGTACACCTGGAGCAAGTCCAATCAATAGACTACTACGGCCACGGCGTGAACGTTTCTTTGGTTTTTTAAGTTTGATGCCACCTGCTAAATCATCGCCAAACTGTACTTTTTGATCGTTTGGTGTATAATTAGTAGGTGTTGTAGATGTTTCTACTTTTGTAGATGCAGCACGAGCCTCTGGGGTTTTGGGTGGTTTTGGAATCATAGCTTGCATAGCCTCATAGGACCTGCGCTGTTGTTCCAGCATCCGTTGTGCCTGTTGTTCTGCACGTGCAATTGCTTCACGTTCTCGACGTGCTGCTTCTGCGCGAGCCCGTTTAGCTTCTCTTTCTGCACGCTTACGTGCACGGCGTTCTCCTCCTCCACACATAATTAGTCTTCCTCAATACGAGATTTAATAAAATCAACAATGCTCCGTTGACCGGAGCGGTACATTATTTGATTGATGGGTGTTTCTGGTGTCGGTTGAGATGGAGGAAACTTGTCCTCCAGCTCTTCCAACAACCGTTCCACAGTCAAGCCAATGTTAAGCGTACTGTGGGAGGTCTGTATTTGCATGTTCAAAGAACGCTGGAACCCTGCTAGCCCTGGTGGCAGCAAGCTCAGGAGCTTTGCCTTCATACATCAGGCGGTCGCTAGAATCCAGCCAAAATTTTTTGTTCAGATATTTATCAGGGTTAGATGCAGACAGTGGTTGCATCACCCAATTGATAGTTGCCTTCCTGAGCTTATCAAGAGAAGGACTGATGTTATACCCCAGCTCAGTATGAACCAAACTATTGGCAGCCACATGTATTTGTTCATCTCTGGAGATGTCAGCACTTACTGTTCTAAATCCACCGTCACCAGTAAAGCGCATGAGTGGTAGAAGAACGAAAAAAATTGCACGTTCGGCCACCATTGCTTTCGTGATAGTGTGATCTGGATGCGATGTCCAAGCATCGCGTAGCCGAAGCGCCTCAGCCTCAGCCTTTTCATCAACCCCGTGAGCATTGGCAATGTAACCAAGAGCGAGGTCATGTTTCTCTTCGTCTTTGACGTTGGAGACCAGTAGCTCACGTGCCATTTCCGGAACTTCGGAAGCGAGAGCGTCATTGATAAAATCTCCCACAGGCAGTTCCATGTGCCGCAAGGCAAGGGCACGTTTCAATACATCTTCGGCCCCCTCTTTGACTGTACCAGCAGTCGTCTGGACCGGCGTCCAGGTTCTTTTTCTTTCGAGTAGTTTTTGATACGGATTCATTCTTGACAATCGCAGGTCTGTTCTTCATTTAGAATGTCTGCAAGGTACTCATCAACATCTGACTGAAGTGCAGCATATACATCTGACTTGTCTTGTGTGTCCCCCATAACTTGTAGACTGTAGTAAAGGGAGGTTTGTGGAGAATCCAACCACTCTTCGATAAAGGCTTCGTCATATGTAACGACATCACTCCAACTGTTGAAGCTATACCCGTGAAGAAGTCCCGTGCGGTCGAGCATCGTCATGATGCCATCGGCAACACGTTTGTAGTTTGCCCAACCGACTTCTGATGCGATTTCTACATCGCCATAATTATACGTTTCGACACCAAAGGTGCCACTATCTCTGTCTACCGTGCCACCGACAGGCGGCGCGATCTCTGGTGTGCAAGTATAACCATCCAGATCCTTGCTTCGATAACTGCAGGAGGCAGTGGGTGCGATAGCAAAGGCTCGAACCATATTATGAGACCTAGCCATTGCTGCGGCAGACTCAATACCAACGTGGAATTGATGCACCAATTCATAGGCTGGTGTGCGTACCACTTCGCCTGCATTGTGCTGGTCCAAAGCGATACCGAACTGTTCATAAGTTATTCCGTACCGCCGTAGGAGATTTGCCAGTCCGAGCATTCCGAGTCCGACTTGTCGATCGGTTTCGGGCGGCAGATACTCTCCTGAATCGCCAACACCAGTTTGAGCATGGAGGGTACACAACTCCGACATGCCCTGAACAAAAGCTCCTGGGATTTCGTCGAACTCACAGGCACCCAAACAGACGTGCTGCAACAGGCATGTTCCTCGTGAGGGCAGGTACACTTCCAGGCAGACGTTACCTCGGATCCGGTTTCCTTCGTTGTCATACTTTACTTTGTTGAGCCAGATGTCTCCAGCTTTGATGGATTGTAGAAGTTGTTCCTTGAACGTGCACGACCGCCACCAACCTTCAGTGATGTTGATGCATCGTTTGACCCATGGCAGTTCGTGGCGTGGTGTAGTAATAAACTCAAGGGCATCACCATGACAAAGGTCAAGGTGGCAGACCACAGCGCCGTTTTTATACACGCCGCCGCGACGGAGGATCTCATTTAGTGTCGAGTAGATTTTTGCGAAAGAGACTGGTCCAGATGCAACCAATCCTTTACCATTTTCTGAACCTTTGGGTCGCAGTTCCGACAAGTGGACCGCGCAGCCTGCTCCGAAACGTAGAGCATGTGATACAAATCTCCAACTTGCTTCGATTCCATCTGGACCCTCCATAGAATCCTGGACAACAAATACCGTGCACGAAACCGGCAATCGGGACGTTGGATCATCCATCCATGATTGGACACGTCCGGTGCGAGAAATTACTGAGGTGGTCATTCGATAATCAGGTCAAGTAGATGTGGCTCTTTATAGTTAGGTCCCTTCAGGACTTTGCCGTCTGCACGGTAGATGGGTTTACCGTTGTTGTCCAACTTAGACATGTTGGAATCGTGGACCCGACGAAAAGCTTCGTCAAGGTCCCACTCCTGTGATGCAGCAAATTGGTAGCAAACATATACAAGGTCTGCCAGTTCTTTGAGCTGCTCACAATCATCCTT